ATAAATCGTTTGATCATTAACATGCCACCAAGACATACTAAATCTGAATTTGCATCTTTCCTTTTACCTGCATGGATGGTGGGCCGTGATCCAAAGCTCAAGATCATTCAAGCCACGCACACCGGAGAACTCGCCGTTAGGTTTGGACGTAAAGCCAAGAACCTCATCGACTCGGAACGATATCAAAAAGTTTTTAGAACAAAATTACAAGAAGATTCAAAAGCGGCAGGACGTTGGGAAACTTCTGCTGGCGGAGAATATTTCGCAGCCGGTGTTGGCGGAGCGATTACCGGACGGGGCGCAGATCTTTTAATTATTGATGACCCACATTCTGAGCAAGATGCTCAAAGTAAAATTGCCTTAGACTCAGCTTACGAGTGGTATACTTCAGGACCACGACAAAGACTTCAACCTGGCGGAAAAATTGTTTTAGTTATGACAAGGTGGAGTAAAAAAGATTTAACAGGATTATTATTAGCGAATCAAAAAGAATTAAAATCTGACCAATGGCACGTGGTCCAGTTTCCAGCAATCATGGACCACGGATCAGAGAAAGCTAAACCGGTTTGGCCTGAGTATTGGAAGTTAGATGAGTTGGAAAAAGTACAAGCCACCTTGCCTGTTGCCAAATGGAACGCGCAGTGGATGCAGAATCCAACTAGTGAGGAAGGCGCTTTACTTAAACGTGAGTGGTGGAGAATTTGGAAACATGATTACATTCCACAGATTCATCATGTCATACAATCTTACGATACGGCGTTTATGAAAAAACAAACGGCCGATTATTCAGCTATTACAACCTGGGGAGTTTTTTACCCGGACCAAGATTCAGGGGCCAATCTTCTACTCCTTGATGCGATTAAAGGAAGATATGAGTTTCCTGAGTTAAGACGTTTGGCTTTAGAGCAGTATAAGTATTGGCAACCCGAAACGGTGATTGTAGAGGCGAAAGCTTCAGGATTGCCTTTAACCTATGAATTAAGAAAGATGGATATTCCAGTTGTTAACTTTACACCGAGCAAAGGAAATGATAAGCATGTGAGAGTAAATGCATGTGCACCTCTTTTTGAGTCTGGAATGATCTGGGCTCCTGAACAAAAATTCGCAGAAGAAGTAATTGAAGAATGTGCTGCATTTCCTTATGGCGACCATGATGACTTGGTGGATTCAACAACTCAAGCTATTATGAGATTTAGACAAGGTGGTCTTGTTCAACACCCTGAAGATTATGTTGATGAACAGAATACGGTTAAACGAAAACGGATTTACTATTGAAAAAGCTAACTAGAACCATACCACCTAAATCAGGGCCCACGCCTCAGGGCTTGAATATTCCCTTAAAACAAGTTAAGACGGTAAGATTGGAGAAAACAAATAATGGCAGACATAGACAAGTCACTTCCGAACGAAGTAAGAACAGAAGTTAAAGTTCCTGGCGAAGAAGAAATTTCGCAAGAGATTAACGTTGAAGAAATTATACCTGAAAAAGGTCCAGTAGAAGTTGTCCCTGAAGAAGACGGTGGCGCAACCATAGATTTTGAACCCGGTGCGATTAGTATTCCTGGAACAGAAAATCATTTTGATAACTTAGCAGATTTATTACCCGATGATATTTTAGAACCGATAGGCAATGAGCTTAGAGGCAACTACAATGATTACAAAATGTCTAGAAAAGATTGGGAACAAGCTTACACAAGCGGATTAGATTTATTAGGATTTAAATACGAAAACAGAACAGAACCTTTTCAAGGTGCATCAGGTGCAACACACCCTGTATTAGCTGAAGCAGTAACTCAGTTTCAAGCGATGGCGTATAAAGAATTATTACCAAGTGATGGTCCAGTAAGAACCCAGATCCTTGGTGCAGTAAACCCGATGAAAGAACAACAGGCTCAACGTGTAAAAGATTTTATGAACTATCAGATCATGGATCAGATGCAAGAGTATGAACCTGAGTTTGATCAAATGTTATTTCATTTACCTTTAGCAGGTTCTGCATTTAAAAAAGTTTACTATGACGATTTACTAGGACGAGCTGTTTCAAAGTTTGTCCCTGCAGATGATTTAATTGTTCCGTACACGGCTACCTCATTAGACGATGCGGAAGCAATTATTCATCGAATTAAAATTTCAGGAAATGATTTAAGAAAACAACAAGTGGTAGGTTTTTATAAAGATATTGAATTAGGACAACCTGCAGACATTGAAAATAAATTAGAACAAAAAGAGAGAGAACTTGAAGGATCTAGAAAATCAGGAAGACCTGAAGACATGTACACGTTATTAGAATGTCATGTTAATTTAGATTTAGAAGGTTTTGAAGATATGGGTCCTGATGGTCAGCCAACAGGAATTAAACTTCCTTACATTGTAACGATTGATGAGACATCAAGTAAAATTTTATCTATTAGAAGAAATTACAAAGCAGAAGATCCAAAGAAAAATAAAACTCAATACTTTGTTCATTTTAAATTTTTACCAGGACTTGGGTTTTATGGTTTTGGATTAATACATATGATTGGCGGTTTATCACGAACGGCAACTTCAGCCTTACGTCAATTATTAGATGCAGGTACGCTCTCCAATCTACCTGCAGGATTTAAACAAAGAGGTGTAAGAGTTAGAGACGAAGCAGCTCCTATTCAGCCCGGTGAATTTAAAGATGTAGATGCACCCGGTGGATCATTAAGAGACGCTTTCTATCCTTTACCTTACAAAGAACCATCACAGACTTTATTACAATTGATGGGTATCGTAGTTCAAGCAGGTCAAAGATTTGCTTCAATATCTGAAATGCAAGTGGGTGAAGGTAATTCAAACGCTGCAGTAGGTACAACAATTGCTCTCCTTGAGCGAGGATCTAAAGTGATGTCTGCAATTCACAAAAGATTGTACACAGCACTTAAACAAGAATTTAAATTACTAGGAAAAGTTATTGCAACTTATCTTCCACCAAATTATCCTTACGATGTTGTAGGTGGGCAAAGACAGATTAAACAATTAGACTTTGATGACAGAGTAGATATTTTACCTGTAGCTGATCCAAATATTTTTTCTATGTCTCAAAGAATTACTTTGGCTCAAACCGAATTACAATTAGCAACATCAAGTCCACAGATTCATAATTTATATGCCGTATATAGAAATATGTACAATGCATTAGGAGTTAAAAATATAGATCAGATTTTACCTCCGCCTCCGCCACCAGCACCAAAAGATCCAAGCTTAGAGCACATTGATGCAATGGCAGCTAAACCTTTTCAAGCTTTCACAGGCCAAGATCATAGAGCACACGTCACATCTCACTTGAATTTCATGTCTACAAACATGGTTAGAAATAATCCTGCTATCATGGCATCTATTCAGAAAAATATTTTAGAACATATTTCTCTAATGGCTCAAGAACAAGTTCAATTAGAGTTTAGAGAACAAATGCAACAAATGATGATGATGCAACAACAAGCTCAAATGAATCCTCAGATAGGCCAACAGATTCAAATGATAACTCAAAAAATAGAATCAAGAAAAGCTATCTTGATTGCAGAAATGACTGAAGAGTTTATGAAGGAAGAGAAGAAAATTACATCACAATTTGATTCAGATCCTTTATTGAAGTTAAAATCTAGAGAAGTTGATCTTAGAGCTATGGAAAATGAGCGTAAGAGAGAAGCGGATGAGTCTAAAGCTGAATTAGATAGAGCTAAGTTAATGCAAGCTAAAGATATTTCAGAGGATAAACTAGAACAGAACGAAGATTTAGCTAAATTAAGAGCGGGAGTTTCCCTTGCTAAGTCAGGAATGCAGTCTGCTGTCGTAGAAATAGACGATTAGTAAGAAAAAGCATGACAAAATCAAATAAAAAAGTTAAAACAATATAAAAACGGAGATAATTTATGATGAACTATAAAAAATCTAAAAAAGTAGCAATACCTTCTCAGAATGTTGAGATAGATCCTAGATCTAAGTCAACTGCTGATGGTGCTTTTAACGGAATTCCTACAGGAGATAAGGAAAAAGTTAGAGGAACTAGAAGAATGTTACCGGAAAAGAAAAAAACAGCAACTTGGTACTAACCTATGTGGTTCTCGGCAATTAAATTAGCCGTTTCTGCTGGTAGTAAAATTTATGCTAACCGTCAGAAAACGAAGATGGCAATGTCTGATGCACAGCTTATGCATGCATCAAAAATGGCCCGTGGTGAGGAAGCTTACCAAGGAAAACTTTTAGAGTCGAGAGATTCTGACTGGAAGGACGAGGCAGTTCTCATAATCCTCTCGACGCCAATTGCAATTTTGGCCTGGGCAGTGGTATCGGACGATCCGACTGC